GGAGTTCGTCGAGCAGGCGCTCGATTCCGGAGACAAGCTGAACGCCTATCAGCAGGGCCGCGTCGACTATCACGACGAGGCGAAGATCAGGATTGCAGGGGTCGGGGGCCAATTGCCGAAGCTGTTCCCGGGCGAGTCGATGAAGCAGCTCGCCGCCGAGCGGCCGAACGGCAATTTTGCCGCGTTCGAGAAGGCTGTGCTCCGCAACGTCGCGTCGGCCGGCGGCCTGTCGGCGCAGCAGGTATCTAACGATTGGTCGGACGTGAATTACTCCAGCGCCCGCGGCGCGATGCTGGAGTTCTGGAAGACCATGACCCGCCGCCGCGACGACTTCGCGGTCGGGTTCTGCCAGCCGGTGTTCTCGGCGTTCGTCGAAGAGGTGCATGAGTTCGACGCGCCACCCCTCCCCCGGGGGGCGCCGCCGTTCATCGATTATCGCGAGGCGTACGCGCGGGCCAAGTGGATCGGCCCGGGCCGCGGATGGATCGACCCCGTGAACGAAGTGAAGGGCGCTATCCTCGGGATGGACGCCGCGGTCATGGATTTCGACGAAATCTGCGCGGAGCAGGGTGTGGACGGCGACGATATGATCGCCGCCCGGAAGAACACCATCAAGCGCTTCCGAGACGCCGGACTAGAGCCGCCGAGCTGGGCGGGCATGGGCTTGAACGACGTGCCCGCTGGCCAAACGGTCAAAGACCCGGAGGTGGTATGACGGATTTCGCGCATCTCGCTCAGCGGATGTTCAACACTCCGCTCGCGATCCATCCGCGCAAGGCGGAGGTCGCAATGGCCGCGCTGGCGGAGCGCCTGGGCATCACCCAGCTCGTCCGCTCGAACGGCAGCTTTGTCCCGCTGGCGATGGAGGATGACGAAGAGTTCTTCAGCGGCCCGTCGCGTACGCGACGCGAAGATCCCGGTTACGACGTCGTCGCTGGTGCGGCGGTGATCCCCATCTCGGGTACGCTCGTGCAAAAGCAATCGGCCCTCCGCCCCTATTCGGGCATGACGGGCTATAACGGCATCCGGCAGTCGTTCCTGACATCGATCGCCGATCCCGACGTCTCGCACATCGTGCTCGACATCTGTTCGGGCGGTGGCGAGGTGGCGGGCCTCTTCGACTTGGTCGACACCATCTACGAAGCGCGCGGCGAGAAGCCGATCGCCGCGATCTTGACCGAGAGCGCCTATTCGGCGGCCTATGCCATCGCGTCGGCGGCGGACAAAATCTACGTCCCCCGCACCGGCGGTACTGGCTCGATCGGCGTGATCGCAATGCACGTCGATCTGTCCGATGCGCTGACCAAGGCTGGCCTCAAGGTCACCTTCATCACCAGCGAGGGCGCCGACCGAAAGACCGACGGCCACGAGGAGATTCCGCTCAGCGCCGAGGCCTACGCCGCGTTCAAGAGTGAGATCGACGAGATGGGCGCGATTTTTTGCGACACCGTCGGTCGCAACCGCGGAATTGCGGCGTCAGCCGTTCGAGATACCCGCGCGGGCACGTTCATGGGCGCGCGCGGCGTTACGGCCCGACTGGCCGATGCGGTGATGGCGCCTGACGCCGCATTCGCCGCCTTCCTGCAAGCCTGACCACCCTACTTTCCCACGGAGACGATTATGTCCAAGAAGAACACCCTGGCGGCGGGGACGTCCCCGTTCGCGCATCTGCTCGCCGGCACGGCCGCTATCGCCGGTCGCGCGTTTGGCCGTCGCGCCGAAGACGATACCGATCTCGACGAGGATGGCCCCGTCGATGTCGATGAAGTGATCGACGACACCCCCGTCGAAGACGAGAGCGAGCCGAACAACGGCAAGCGCGGTCGTCGCGGCAAGAAGGCCGAGGATGACGACGCCGATCCGGACGCGGAAGACGGCGACGACTGCGATCCCGACGCGGAAGAGCCCGAGGACGAAAAGGAAGCCAAGGCTTTCCGGGCCGGCGTTGCCGCAGCGAACCGCCGCGGCGCCGCCATCTTCGGATCGAAGGCGGCGACCGGCCGGCCCGACCTCGCCGCGCAGCTGGTGTTCGGATCGCGGATGTCCTCGAACGAAGCGATCTCGTTCCTCGCGACCGCCAACACGGCCCCGCCCGCGAGCGCCAGCGCGCTCGATCGCCGCATGGCGTCCCGGCAGGACGCCCGCCCCGGTGCGGACGCACCGCGTGGGGGCGGAAACGGCGGCAAGCCGCCGCTCGCCCAGCGCATCGCCGCAGCCAAGCAGAAAGCCGGCATCGAGGCGTAACCCGCCGCCTGCCTTAATCTCTCAGGAGAACGACCATGACTCTCGCAACGACCAGCTACCCCAACAATCCCTTCCAGCCGGGCATCTCGCAGGATGCCTTCGTCCCCGATCAGCTGATCGGCGGCGATATGAAGATCGTGACCAAGACGGTCACGTATCTCGCGGGCACCGCGTACAAGCGCGGCATGGTGCTCGGGAAGGTCACCGCAAGCGGCAAGTACACGCTCGCCCTGTCCGCCTCGTCCGACGGCTCGCAAACCCCGGTGGCGATCTGCGTCGACGATGTTGACGCGACCGCAGCGGACGCGCTCGGCGGCATTTACCAAATGGGCGAGTTCAACGTGAACGCCGTGACGCTCGGCACCGGCATCACCGCCGCCGCCGCGACCGCCGCGCTCGAAGCGCAGAACATCTACCTCAAGACCCCGATCTCGGCCGCCGATCCCACCTGATCAGCGCCCGGTCATCCCCCAACCTCTCGCCCGCCGTTGAGCGGGCTTTTTAATGGAGCCCCGAAATGGCGGATAATCTCAGCTACACGACTGCCGAAATCGTGCAGGTCGTGCCGAACCTCAAGGTCAGCCAGAACTTCCTGCTCGACAAGTTCTTCCCCAACGTCGTCGAGTACGACACCGAAGAGGTGGCGATCGACGTCGATGTCGGCCTGCGCCGCATGTCGCCGTTCGTTTCGCCGCTGGTCGAAGGCAAGCTCGTCGAGCAGCGCCGCTTCGTCACCAACAAGTTCAAGCCCGCCTATATCAAGGACAAGCGCGCGCCTGACCTTCGTCGTCCGATCCGCCGCGCGATCGGCGAGCGCATCGGTGGCGGCGAGCTGACCGGCGAAGAGCGCATGATGATCAATCTGGAGGCCGAGATGGCCGACCAGGTCGACATGGTGAACCGCCGTCTCGAGTGGATGGCTGCCTCGGCGCTCACCACCGGGTCGGTCACAATCGCGGGCGACGGCTTCCAAACCGCGGTGATCGACTTCGGACGGTCTTCGACGCTGACCGTCGCGCTGAGCGGCGGCGCGCGCTGGGGGCAGACGCTCAACACCGCCGGCTACGACACCAACATCGTCGGGCAGATCGACGCATGGGGCACCGCGGTGCTGAAGGCATCGGGCGCAATCGCGACCGACATCGTCTTCACGCCCGGTGCATGGGCGAAGTTCCTGCTCGCGCAGAACGTCCAGGCCGCGATCAACTATCCGACGCTCGCCAGCGCCGGCAACGTCGGCAACCCGTGCGCGCATGTCAAGGCGGGCGCTATCTACAAGGGTCGTTGGGGCCAGTACGACCTTTGGGTCTATAACGACTGGTACATCGACAGCGCCGGCGTCGAGCAGCCGATGCTTCCCGACGGTACGGTCATCATCAGCGGCGGCGAGGCGCTGATGGGCACCCGCGCCTTCGGCATGATCATCGACCCGCGCTTCAACTATCAGGCGATGGCGTACGCGCCGAAGACCTGGATCACCGACGATCCGGCGCAGATCAACCTGATGATGCAGTCGGCGCCGCTGGTGATCCCCAGCCGCGTCAACGCCAGCTTCGCCGCGATGGTCCTCTAAGACCGCGCGTCCTCAATCCACGGGAGTTTCTCATGACCGAACAGACGAACCGCGCGGCGGGTGCCAAGCCTGCCACCGACAAGCCCGCCGCCCCTGCCGCCGCTGCGGCAGCAGAGCCGGTGATCGCCAAGACCGCCGACACCATCGACGCCAAGCGCGGATCCTATGTCGTGGCCCCCGGCCGGACCGTCATGGACCATGACGGCGAGAACATCGGACCGGGCGGCAAGGTCAACCTGACCGCGGACGAGGCGACCCGCCTGCTCAAGCACGGCTTCATCCTCGACAAGGACGGCGCGATCGTCGTGCAGACCGACGGCCCCGCCGTGAACGTCGATGAAGGCGTGCAGATCGCGCCCGAGGCCTGATATGTCGATCGATTGGGATGCTGAGGTGCTTGCCCCGGTGATGGGAGTCTTCGGGGAAGACAAGCGCGTCGGCATTCCAATCTACACGCCGCGAGGGCTGCCGGCCTTTGAGCTCGCCGACGCGGTGTTCGACGCCGAGTATGAGCAGGTCATCATCGACCCCTCCGACGGGTCGCAATCGACCACGCGCCGGCCAATGCTCGGTGTCCGCCTTTCGCTCTTCCTGCATCGCGAGCCGATGCAGAACGACACCGTGAAAATTCCCCGGGTCGGCACGACGTTTATCGTCAAGGACGTGGAGCCGGACGGGCATGGCTGGGCCAAGCTGATGCTGATGGCAACATCATGATCACCACCTCGCTTGACCTGCTGAACGACAGCCATAACGCGATCGTCGACGCTGGGACGGACGCCGAGGACCGGGTCTACAAACCCGGTGACTGGCCATCCCAGCCGGGTGGCTATCCCATTATCAAGATGCGGCTGCTGGCGGAAAATCGACAGTCGATCAGCGGCAGCACCGCGCCAGAGTTTACCACCACCGCGACGATCCGTTTCGTCGGTGAGGTATCCGAACCCGCGCAGCTGGATGACCTTGGCGCCGCCGCCGCCGAGGCGGCACTCTGGAAGCTCAAGCGTCAGATCGATGTCGCGGTCGTCAATAGCTATCCGCTGATGAAACGGATTCAGAATATCCCGTCGATCCGTGCGCAGCTGGCGTTCAACAGCGAAGGTGCCACTCACCTCGCCGGCATTCAGCTCGATATGGACCTCGAGTTCTACGAAGGCCCGGAGAGCTTCGCGCCCGTAAAAACCGTCGACCTGAACGAAGCCAGCCTGGCCGACACCAATCACGCGCCGATCGGCGCGCTCGTGTCACTCCAACCTTAGGAACGAACATGCAGATTTATGCTGTTCCGGGGCGCCTTGTGCGCGACCCGGCGACCCGCCTTGTTGTGGACAGCGACGGCATCGACGTCGATCCCAACGACCCCCACTGGGTTCGGTTGCTGGCGGACGGCGACGTCGTCGCCGGCTCGCCGGAGGTTTCCCTCAGCCTCACGCGCGACCGCCTGATTGAGATCGCGACGGTCGAAGGCGCGCCCTTCGAAACGGACGCGAACAAGCCGGCAATCCTCGCCGCGATCCAGTCGCACCGCGACGCCAACAAGCCGGAGGCGTAAGTCATGACGATCCCCTTCAAGAACATCCCCGGCAACCTGCGCGTCCCGCTGTTCTATGCCGAGCTCGACAACTCGCGGGCGAACACCAACGCCTCCCCCCAGCGGGCGCTGCTGATCGGTCAGAAGACGGCGGCGGGCACCTTGGCGGCGAACGTGCCGGTGATCTGCCAATCGACCTTCGACGGCCGCGCCGCGGCCGGCTCGGGTTCGATCCTCTCCGGAATGATCGACGCATACCGCGAGGGCGACCCGAACGGTGAGATGTGGGTCCTTCCGCTCTCGGATGACGCCGCGGGCGCCCAGGCGGCCGGCTCGATCGAGTTCTTCGGCGCGACCACGGCCCCCGGCTCGGTCCCGCTCTACATCGGCGGGCGCTATCTGCCGGTGCCTATTCCGACGGGCCAGACTCTCGCCCAGGTCGCAACCGCTGTCGCGGCGGCGATTAACGCGGCGATCGGTCTGCCCGTCACCGCTGCGGTCGACGGAACGTCCGCGGGCAAGGTGAACATCACCGCCCGCAACAAGGGCGAGTGTGGCAACGACATCGACCTGCGCATCGCATACCGCGGCGTTACGGCGGGCGAGGTCATGCCGACGACCATCACCTACATCGTCACCCCGATGACGGGCGGTACGACGAACCCGGCATTGGCGACGGCGTTGTCGAACCTCAACGATACGGGGTTCGATTTCATCGTCTGCTCGCTGACCGACGCCGCCTCGTTGGCGGCGATTGCGACGTTGCTGAACGATGCGAATGGGCGCTGGTCGTGGCTGTCGCAGACGTACGGCCACTGCTGGGTCGCGAAGCGCGGCACCGCTGGCACGAACGCGACGTTCGCGACGACGCTGAACAACCAGCACATCACCAACATCGCATTCAACGACTCGCCCACCCCGCCGTGGAAGTGGGCGGCGGCCTTTGCCGGCGCGGCGGCGGTCAGCATTCGTGCAGATCCGGGTGTGCCGCTGCAGAACCTCGCGGTGCCCGGCGTTCTGCCGCCGCCGCTCGCCTCGCAGTTCCCGCTTTCGATCCGCAACAACACGCTGCTCTACGGGGGGTGTGCGACGTGGCGCGTCGAGAACGGCCGCGTGATGATGGAAAACATGGTCACGACCTATGTGACCAACGCCTCGTCGGCGCCCGACGACAGCTACCTCGAAGTCGAAACGCTGTTCCTGTCGGTGTACGTGCTGCGCCAACTTCGGGCGGTCGTTTCCGACAAGTATTCGCGGGTCAAGCTGGCGGCGAATGGCACCCGCCTGTTGCCGGGATCGAACACCGTCACGCCGAACATCATTCGGGCCGACCTGATCGCGAAGTATCGCGAGATGGAGGGCAATGGGTTCGTCCAAAAGGCGGAGGAGTTCGCGGCCGGGCTGGTCGTCGAGCAGAATGCGGGGAACGCCAACCGCATCGATGTCCTCTTCCCCGCCACGCTGGTCGGCCAGCTCCGCGCCTTCGCGGTGCTCTTCCAGTTCCGCCTCACTTAATCCCTTCAGGAGACCGCCATCATGGCAGACAGTAATCGACTGGCCGGCGTCGCGTACGTCACGGTCAACGGCGCATCCTATTCGATTTCGGGCGAGGGCACCTATCGCGTTAGCGGCTCCAACCGGGAGTCGTTGACCGGCCAGGACGGCTATCACGGGTATTCGGAAAAACCGATGCCCGGCAAGATTTCGTGGAAAGGTCGCGACTCCAACAAGGTCACGATCGGCGCACTCAACGAGTCCGCAAACGCCACGGTCGTGCTGGAGCTGGCCAACGGCAAGACGGTGATCGGGCGCAACATGGCTCGCACCGGCGAGCCGCTCGAGGTGAATACCGAGGACGCGACCTTCACGGTCGAGTTCGAGGGCGCCGATGTGAAGGAGGCCTGATATGGCGACGATCAAGCCGCCCGCGCGAAACGCGTCCGTCGAGGAAGTCGAAGCCTATCTCGCAGCGGTCAATTACGAGTTGGTCGTTCCCCTTCGCGCGCCGATCGATCTCGGCGGCGCGACGTATTCCGAGCTGAAGCTGCGCGAGCCGACCGCCGCCGAATGGACGCAGTGGGAC